GAGGAGAACCCGCAGGGGCTTATGCGCATCATTCCTGCCCATGACGTGTATGAGGGCTGCCAGTTCTACCACGCTTACACGGCAGAGGAACTGGCCGAGCGGGAAAAGCCCACGCTGCAGGAACAGGTGGACGCCAACGCGGCGGCCATTTTGGAGCTGGCCCAGATGCTGGCCGGAGGTGAATGATATGGTACAGTTTTATATCTGCTGCATCAAGCGCGGGCTGATTACGCTGGACAAAGTGCCGGAGAAATGGCGTGAGGCCGTAAGGGCAGAGATGGAGGGAGCATGATGGTATGCACCGGGTACTACTGTACGGATGCGGACAAGTTGTATCTGGCCCTGCAGGACGGCGCAGCACCTGCACTGGATGATACCGATTGGTTTGAGGTGGTGAGTTGATGTATCGCGGTACAACCCCAACTTTTACTTTTACGCTGCCCATTGAGTGTGAGACCATTACCAAACTGTTGGTAGCGTTCAAACAGGGCGGTAAGCTGCTGTTTGAGCGCGGCCTGCCGGACGTGACGATGTCCGGCAAGGTGCTTTCCTGCACATTGACCGAGGAGGAAACGCTGCAGCTTCGCGGGGACTCGGAACTGCAAATTCAGCTGCGCGTTGGCGTTGGATCTGCCCGCATGGCCTCGCAAGTGTTCCGTGTGCCGGTCAGCCAGATTCTGAAAGATGGTGTGCTTACATGACGTTAGACGTACAGTTTGCCGCACCCTCCGCCTTTGTGGTGGAGTTTGGCACCGATGCCGATCTGGCCGCCGACCTGGGGCAGACCACCATTTTATCCACCGCGCCGCAGTACAAGGGCGAGACCACCGTGACCCCGCGCACCTACGAGGAGACCCGCCTGGAAACCAAAGACAAGCTGATGCCGGACGATGTGACCGTGCGAAAGATTCCCCGGTACGAGGTCTCCAACGATTGCGGCGGCGTGACCCTGATTATGGGAGATGAATATTTCAATGGCTAACCAATATGTAAATAAGGTCATCATCGGCAAGGAGGTCAAACTCGACCTGACCGCCGACAGCGTGACCCCGGACAAGCTGGCCAAGGGCATTACCGCCCACGATAAGACCGGCGCCCCCATCACCGGCACCAGCACTAAGGACGTGGATTCCACGGACGCTACGGTTGCTGTGGCCGAGATGCTGGATGGCAAGACCGCATACGCCCGCGGTGCCAAGCTGACCGGCACGATGCCCAACAACGGGGCCGTAGCCGGGAAAATCACCCAAAAGGACGGCAAGTACACCATCCCCATGGGCTTCCACGATGGCAGCGGCAGCGCCGCCATCGATGAGACCGAGCAGGCCAAGCTGGTGTCTGCCAACATCCGCGAGGGTGTCACCATCCTGGGCGTGGAAGGTTCCATGTCCTCCTCTGAGGGCATGAAGCCCCAGGCCAAGAGCGTGACCCCGACTTTTGAGCAGCAGACCGTCCTGCCGGACAGCGACTACAACTGCCTGTCGCAAGTCACGGTGGCGGCCATACCGACCAACTACGTGGACAATGCCGCCGGCGGCCAGACCCTGACGGTGGGAGGCTAACCATGGCGGTGAACAAGGTGGTGCTGGGCAGTGAGACCCTGCTGGATCTGACCGGGGACACCGTGACCAGGGGCACCCTGCTGGCCGGGCAAACCGCCCACAATGCGGCCGGGGAACAGATCGAGGGCGAATATACGCCCCCGAATGTGTTCACCGGGGCCAGCGCCGAGGCCGCGGGCACATCCGGCCTGGTACCGCCACCCGCTGCCGGGGACGAAAAGAAGTACCTGTGCGGCGATGGCAGCTGGGCCACACCCGAAGCGCAGACAACGATTAAAATTTGCAGGTGGTGAGAATATGCCCGTTTACTTAGGCGACAAGAAAGTCAGTATTTTTGCGGGGGCTGGCGCTGCCAAGCTGCAGAAAAAGACGGTCACGCCGACCGAGAGCCAGCAAACCGTGACCCCAGACACCGGCTACGATGGCATGAGCCAGGTCACGGTGGAAGCCGTGCCCGCGGGGTACATTGGCAGCGATGTCACCAAAAAGGCGGCGGCGACCTATACCCCGAAAAGCACCGACCAGGTCATTGCAGCTGGGCAGTATTTGTCCGGGGCGCAAACCATTAAAGGCGATACCAACCTCGTTGGCGGCAATATTCTGGCAGGCAAGTCCATCTTTGGGGTGGCGGGGACCGTTGTCATCCAGAAATACTACATCGGTAGTTCCGAGCCCAGTTCTTCGACCGGCAGCAATGGCGATTTGTATTTGCAGACTGGGGGCTAATGTATGGCAAGTGTAACATTGGTTCCTGCAGGATACGATGGTCAACGCTCATCGTATATTTCGGTAGATGCGTCTTATCCGCTTTCAAATGGCCTTACCAGTTCAAGCAGTGACACCTTTGCGGTGCTAAACCTGAACAAAGGTGGTGGTGCGGTTTCTAAGCTGGCAGTCAAATTCGATATGTCAAAGATTCCGACCGACGCCAAGATCAATTCTATCTCTTGTAAGATAAAGGCCAGAATCTCGAATGCGTCACCGTATATTTTGAGCGGTGTTGCACAGTTGTATTGCGGCACGGCAGGGTTGAGCGGCGAAATTGAGCTGGGAACATCCCCAGTGGCTCAGACTTTTAACGATACCGGCTGGTGGGATCGTGAGAGCCTGGACGATCTTATCTTACTGATTACCTGTACACGCGGCTCGCTATCCGCAAACAACAGCCATACTTTGCGTTTTTACGGCGCTGATCTGACTGTAGACTACACTGGCGGCGGGTCTTCTGGCCCTGTGCTGAGCACTAAGGTAAATGGCAGCTGGGTCAATGTATCCAAGGTCTACAAAAAAGTAAGCGGTATTTGGGTAGAACAGAGTGACATTGCAAACTTGTTTAGCACTGATACCAATTACGTAAAGGGGTGAGTGAATGGCAAAAACAACCGTAACTATAGGTGAATTCATCTTGAACGTCCTGTCTGCCGAGCAGTTTGCAGCAGCGGTCAAGGCGGGCGAAATCGACCCCAACCAGATGTACCTTACCCCAGAAAAGCAGCTTGTGGTTGCCGTCAGCGAGGACGAGTACGAGGCTATGAAGGCCGCCGGCACCCTGGACGAGGACGTACTCTACGTCACGCCCGTGACCGAGCAGACCACCATCGCCGAGGCCACCGAGACCACCGCGGGCCTAATGCCGCCCAGCGCCGTGACAAAGCTGAAAGGCATCGATGAGGGCGCGAACAAGTACACTCACCCCACGCATACCGCCCGGGCCAGCGGCCTGTACAAAATCACCGTGGACAGCCTGGGGCACGTCATCGCTGTTTCTGCTGTGCAGAAAAGTGATATCACCGCCCTGGGCATCCCGAGTTCCAATACGACCTACGCCCTGGCCTCGGCCTCCAGCAATGGCCTGATGAGCTCGACCCAGTATTCCAAGCTGAGTGGCATTGAATCGGGGGCCAACAAAACCACGGTCGATAGCACGCTGTCCGGCACCAGTGCCAACCCAGTGCAGAACAAGATCCTCTACGTTGCCTTGCCGTGGGAGTATTACGCCACCTTTTACGTGGACAGCTGGACGACCGCCTCCACGGATGAGCAAGCCCAGGGCTTTGCCTACAAGCAGACCGTGTACCCCTCGAAGAAGATCTCGGTCGCACCGACCCTGACCGCCAACAGCATGTTCTTGAGCCTCGGCTCGACCAACAAGACCAACGTATTTGCCACCGATGTGATCCTCGCCGATTCGATGGACAAGATCAACGCGGGCCTGGTCTACACCGGGGCCGGGACCATCACGGCGTTGGTAGAAGAAAAGCCCAGTTCGGACGTTGTGATGAACTGGTGGCTGAGGACGTGATGGGGAAAAGAAAAAAGCCGCAGCCTGGCGAACCAGACTGCGACAGATATATATTCTGAGCGCTGCATACCGTCACTTCAAAATCAGCGACAATATAACCAGTACCTTTGCCACTATCGTTAAAATAGCAGCCAATAAGCTAAGCAGATCTACCAGCTACATACATTTTCCTCCCTTCTTGTACCTGTTCACAGATACTTGTTAATTTCACCTTACCGCACAATGCTTCCATTGTCAAGGCATTTTTGAAAAGTTAAGGTTTTGGTAACAATTTCCATCGATTATGATTTACTCACGAAAGGACACTTAAATGAGATTATCGAATGGCGAAGTTTTGCTCCGCTGGCCGCTGGATCAGCACATTTTGACCCAGGGCTGGCACTACAACAACGGCCGCAGCCATAACGGCATCGACCTGCGCACCCAGATTGGCAACACCTCCGTGCGCCCGGTTTATGCGGCCGAGGACGGCACCGTGTCGGTCACCCAGCTGTGGGACGGCCACACCACCGACGAGCGCAGCCTGCAGAGCTACGGCAACTATGTGGACATCCGCCACGCCGACTACAAGCAGCAGAGCCTTGTGACCCGGTACGCCCACCTGTTCAAGTTCCTTGTTGCCAAGGGTGAGAAGGTCAAGGAGGGCCAGCTGATCGGCTACAGCGGTGCCACCGGCAACGTGTTTGGGGCACACCTGCACTTCGAGGTGCTGCTGGGCGGCAAGCGCACCAATCCGCTGACCTGGCTGGATGATGACTTCACCACCGCCAGCAGCAGCGTCTACACCTACGGTCCCGGTGAGCATGCGGTCGAGCGCCCGGCCGAGGACAAGCCTGCCGCCTCCACGCTGCAGACCATCTGTGCCAGCAACCTGACCAACGCCCAGGCCATGGCGGTGTTCAGCCTTGCGATCCAGCTGCAGCTGGTGGCCATGCGGCTGTACTGGGCAGAATTCAGCGATGCCGAGATGGCGCATCAGAACATCGAGGTCGGCCCCATCACCCAGGGTGATGCCAAGGCCGTGTTGGACAAGCTGTCCGCCGTAGGTGCCAAGGGCACCGCGCAGGCAGCGTGAACGAAAGGAGTAAACCATGAAAGACGACAACATTTTCCTGTGGGTCAAGGCGGTGATTGCAGCCGCCTGCGGTGCCTTTACCGCGGCATTCGGCTGGCTGGGCTGGCTGGTGGTGGCCTGGGCTGCCTGCATGGTGCTGGATTGGCTCTCCGGCAGCGCGGCGGCCGCCAGCAGGGGAGAGTGGGCCAGTTCTGTGGCCAGAGACGGCATCTGGCACAAGGCCGGTATGATCGTGGTAGTTTGCGTGGCTGCACTGACCGATGCGGTTCTCAGCATCGCGGTCGAAAACCTGCCCGGCCTGGGCATTACGTACCAGAATCTGATCCTGCCGGTGGTGTTGGTGTGGTACATTTTTACCGAACTCGGCTCTATCGCCGAGAACGCCGCCCACATGGGTGCCGATGTCCCTGATGGCCTGCTGAAACTGCTGGCCGCCGGGAAGAAAGCCGCAGAACGGCAGACTAAGGACGACGAGGAATAAGAGAAGCGGCGGGCTACCCAATGGGCGGCCCGCCGCTTTTTTGGTGAATTTCATGGAGAAAACCGCACTCAAAAACGCACCAGCGTACCTATAAAGTGGACGCAAAAAGTGTATAGCACCCAGGTTGCACCAGAATAAATATACAACGTGAAACGCTATGAATCATCACGAAACAAAAGAAAAACCGCTAAGCTATGCAGCTTAACGGCTTTTTGTTGGTGTATCACCAATATTCATTTTGGAGCGGGATACGAGTCTCGAACTCGCCACCTACTGCTTGGGAAGCAGTCACTCTACCGGATGAGCTAATCCCGCATCAGTGAC